CTCTTGAATATTTACCATAGAACCATTTATCAAATAGTCCTTGGTCTTGGTTAAGTATTGTTATCTTTCTGCCGATTACTTCTTCTATTTTCTTAATATATTCATAAAGTTCAGGATATTCAAAACCAGTATCTGCGAAAACTATTTCATCTACCTGCTGACCTGTTTCTAATAGTCGCAATAGCATTGCTGTTGAGTCCTTACCACCACTGAAACTGACCATTGTTTTCATTTACTTCACCCCCATAGTCCACCTTTCATATTTGATTCTGCATTCTAAACAACAGAACCAGCTTCCATCTTCAAGGGTCTTGGTTATTGGACTTAAGCAATTCTGGCATTCCATCAAACAACGCCTTTATCTTATTGTATACTTCCTCAACACTGTATCCTTTAACTGTTAGAGATTTTGATTTTTCGGTTGATTTCTGTTTAAGACATATTACTGTTATTCCCAGTTCGCTTCGCTTTCTTCCTTTTCTTGTGCTTATCATACTAATATATATCACCTTCTTGTATTTATAGTTTTGTCATATTCTTTACTGACATTATAACTTGCTCTTCGTCTTTAAACTTATGCGGTATGCCTTTACGCCATGCTTCTGGTGTAGTAATATATGCGTCTTCTGTCTTGTCTTCGTTCTCAATAATCAATACTATGTCTTTGGTTTTAATCTTGTCTAACTCACATTTTTGAATAGCGTATCCGTTGTACAGTTTGAAGTAATGAGTAGACTTCTTTCGGATTATAGTTCTGTCTCCATTCTTTATGATTACGCTCATAGCTTACTCCTCCTGGTCCTCTGATAGTTTTTAATTCTTTGGTAGACATGGGTATACCTGCATTTCGTTTTCTGATTAGGTATTCCAGTCGTGCTTGTTTTCTTCTCATTTCTCTATTCATACTTGGACTTTGAAACATCTACATCATCTTTGCTAAATATATAAATAGCGTGTTAGCCATTGCTTTATCTCCATCTGATTCAAGCTTATGACCCAAGTTCTTTTCTGTTATATCTATGCATTCTTTTTGCAGTGTTTGGACTTCAAGGATAGCCATTTCTAAACTTCTTGCTTGTTCTACTTCTTTTGGTATTCCTTCATCTGCCATTCTTATTGCATAACATTTCTTACAAATTTTCTTATAAGACTCGTTATCTTCAAGTTTCATAAGATACCCACATTGCTCACATTTTTTCTCTATCATTTTTTACCTCCTCCATAGTTCCATGGTCTTAATCCTAATTTAGACCAATGGTTTTGTTTAAATTTTTCTAATCTATTATCTGATTCCATATGACATTTTCTGCATAGCCATACAAAATCATTTATATCTCTTCTGTATTCGCCAGATATATTTGCTAAATCTATTGGTTTATTTGAACAATACTCACACTTTATTGGTTTTTTCTTATTTCTTCTAACCCAAGCGTGTAGTGCATTATATCCTACATCTTCTTTCCACATATTATTACGTTTACCAGTATTTTTAATTCCTATTTTCTTCTTTGATTCGATTGTATGTTTCCATTTACCAGTTCCAATTACTGATATACCAAGTCTAAATAATTTATGATATACACTTTGTTCTGTTCTTCTGAGATAGAAAGCAAGTTCTAATCCAGTCTTACTTTTATTATTTTCTTTTAAAAATTCTATCTCTTCATTTGTCCATCTTTTCATAAAATCACTTCATTATTTTCTTTGTTTTATTGCTTAGCAAATAATATACTAAGTTTCCTATTCCTAATGTCCACCATACTGTTAATAGGAATACTAATAAATGTCCTCCTAATGTTCCAGTATGTTTTTTCATTAATACATATTCGCTTGTTTCCTCTTCTACCTCGAAATCGTTTGCTTGATACATCTTGATTTCTTGTCTTACTTCATTACTCTTCATTTTATCTACCTCCAATTTTTAACTATCCGCCAAAACTATCAGAGCGATGAAAGGTGGGCGATATTAAGAAATAACGCGACCTTTGGATAACTCTGTTAATCTTGTTTACGGCTATTCTACCTCCTTTAATATTCCTTCTCTCATTCTTAGTTCTATTTCTTTTTCTATCAATTCGTTTAATAGTTTTGTTGCTGTTAATAGTTCTCTTCCTTTTAATCTTGGTGCTCTGTTAAATTGTAATACTCCATCTTCTAATATTTCTATTTTTTCAACCAGTGGGTCATGTTTTTGTTCTCTCATTTTATCATTCCTCCTATGCGTTTTTCTCCGTTTAGGTTTCTGTATACTTTTAAGGTTATCATCTTCTCTCCTCCTTTGCCCATTTTCTCAAACATGGAATACACTGGTCTGCACATGCTCCCATATTTTCATACATCTTAATCCATTTTGGGTTATCCATATCTCTTTCAAATTCTGCTCCACATTCCATACATTTTCTCTTTTGTATCATTGTAGCCACCCCATTACTTCATCTCTTGCTTTTGCTAATCTTTTTAATCCTTCTTTTTCTTCTTTAGTTTGTTTTGTCATTTTATTCATCCTCCTTGGAACTGAGACTTCGTTATCGATTACTTCTAAGTTTCTTGCCTCTCTTCTATCAATTTTCGTTTTTATGTACTTGTAAAGTTCCTTATCATATACTGCTTCCACATGTTTCCATACAAATTTTCCTGTAGGAACATTTGTGTATATTGGTGTTTGAAACATTTTGTTTATCTTTCCTGTTTCTACTGTTTTAAATTCAATTTCCTTTACATCCCAACTCATTATTTTTGTTGTCATTTTTTATCACCCGTTTTTTCATATTTCCAGTAGGGTTAATTAAACCCTTTACTTCTAATTATATATTGTATATATCTTATATATAAATCTATCTATTGTATGTAATATATACTACTAATAGGTAAAAATCTGTGGTTTCTCTTGTCCTTTGATTCGTGCTACTTCGAGTCTGTCTGCATCTCGCTTGACCAGACATTTTTCTACGCTGAACCTTTTACCACAGTTGATACAGGTCTTATATACTTTCGTTAGGTCTTGATGTTTTGTTATCGTTGCCTGTGATTTCCTGCACGTTGGATTGTCGCATATCACCAGTACTTTGCCCATGCTTCCACCTCCAGTATATTGCGTTGTATTCCTCGACTTTAAGCTCGAGAGCATCTATCTTAACCAAGCATTCTTTTGCTATCTTAAGATGTTGTTCTCTTTTTGCTTCTATCTGTTTGATTGCTTCCTTGCAGTCATTGGCTTTCTTTAACCAGATTTCCATTGTCATGTTTAAATCTCCACCTAAATGCATCTATTGGTGTCATTAGTCCTGTTACTCCAAGTGCTTTTTTAATACTGTTTACTACATAGTTGCTTATTCCAAATTTTCTCATTATTTCTCCGTCCAAAACTAATGCTGGTATTGATTCTGATTCATATTTTAATTGGAGTTCTCTTACGAACTTTTCTAAGTCTTCGTACTTCATTGTCATTAAATTACCTCCTCGTTTTAGTTATTAATAATTACACCTATCAAATATATAAAACTATCTTTTTTTTACTTTTTGTTTATTTTTTTAGAAACAGCCGAGGACACCAAGACATCAGAAATGGTAGGTATGAGCAGTGGTGTAGGGAGGTATATATTATATATATTATATAGTTATAGCAAATATAGATATAGATAGATAATAAAAAACAAAAAGCAAAAAGCAAAAAAAAATTATTCGTATTCTCTTCTTACTAGTTCAATCAGTCTATCGGCTTTGTCATACCAACAAGGATAATAAGAAACGCTTACTCCGTCTATGTTTAGTGCTATTTGACCCAAATCTGTCATTTTAAAGTAGCAATCTACACTATCGTCTGCTTTACAATATTCCTGATGACATCCGTTCTTATATCTAAACGGACATGATTTTAGCATTCTATTTTCCTTCTTAATCTTCATATTAATCTTCCTCAAAAGGATTAGACCAGCGTGGTCCACCATATTTCTTTACATTTTCTAAAAATATTTCAAAATCATTCAATTTCATCACCCATATCTTCTGGTAGTTTACACTTAAAATAGAAAGCTGATAATCCCCTAACTACTGGAATATAAACCAGCTCCTCTCCTTTGAAATCGCAAACTATATCTTCCTCGTGTCCCATGCCTATCAGTGGCTTATAACCACAGATATAAGTTGCTCCTTCTTTGGTACTAACGATTTTTAAATAATCACATACTTTCATTCAACCACCCCAAATATTCTTTCAAAACACTTGTTAGCGTAATACTCACTTGTTGGACATGTAACCATAATCATTTCTATTATTTCTTTTTTACTTCGGTTGCTACATATCATAATAACTCATCATATCCACATATTAAACAGGCAATATTGTTGCAAAGTTGAATATCTTTACTAATTAAACCAAAGTTATCTTTTGTTATTTTTACCTTGCATATTGAACAGTGTATGTTCTCCATTTCGCATGCTTTCATAACAAAATCAAATGCGTCTTTGCTCAATTCAATGTGTTCAATTTCTTTAGTCATTTTATCAGCCATTTCTTTGGTATTATTGTTATATCCAACTCGTCTCCTGCGTCTTCGGTGCAGATGATAATTCCATATTCGTCTGTATATATTTTATGCCCAGAGGTTTTAATAATTTCCATAAGCTGTCTTGTATCTGCTGTATCTTTTAGCTTCTGTTTTTCTATCCTCGTATGCGTAACAGCATCATACCATTCAAATATTTTAGGTTTACCTTTTAGTTTTTTGATTTCCAACTATCCTCACCTTCGAACTTAGCCCTCTTGGACAATCTATTGGGTCTGTGCAAATCTGTCTGAAGTACTTGCATACCTGACATTCTTTATCTACCCACATATAATCATATTTTCTTATTTTCTTACTCATTGTATCAACTTTAGTTTACACCTATTAACTTAGATTGACACATGCATGTCCCATCTTTTACCATTTAGTTTAACTTTCGCACATCCCTTTTTACCAGGACGATAGTTTTTCATTTCTCCATAACTACCTTCGTAATCCGTGAAGTGTCCTGTACATACATAATAGACTTTCTTCCTTTTTACGGTTTTGTTTCTATAGTCTACGCTTCGTTTATCTTCAGATAGAACTGCTGTCTCATGCATATGTCCCATAAGGTATAAGTCGGCATCAAATGATTCGCCGAGTCTTCTTACCGCTCGTAACTTACCTTCCTGAGTTGTTGCACCTGAGCCACCATGCGTACTATATATCGTGTAATTATTATCTCCTACTTTTACTTTTGTAAATGTAGCGAAACCTAAGTATGGTACTTTAAGGTCTCTGCATAAAGATTTAGTTATGTTAATACCTGCTTCTCTCCATACTCTGAACTCATGATTACCCATGTGCAATCCCCAGATTCTATTTCTAATTGGATAGAGCATTTCGTAAAGTTGTTCATAAGAACTATCTGGATTTTCTATCTCAGTATATATATCACTCTTTGAATTCTTTAAAGCGAGGTTTAGATAATCTCCCATTCCTATCATGTAAGATTCTGATTCTTTAATATAATCTAATGTCCCCTGAAACAAATCTACATCACAATCTCCAGAACCATAATGAACATCACCCACTGGTACTAATCTAACCTCAGAAGCTTTTGGGTAGTTCTTAATGAGAAGTTGTCTTCCGCCTATTGGAATATCCTCAGCTATCTTCTTTGCCACACTACCACCCATTTTAAACCTAATGGTTTTTTTCATTTAATTAACCTTTGTATACTTAAGGATATTATTAACAATTAAAAAGATTCAAATAATTTAATTGCTTTTTCTGCACTCTTTTCCCATGTAAATTGCTTTGATATCTCTATGGCGTTTTTAGATTTCTCAGCTAATAGTTCTCTGTTTTCATATGCTTCTCTCATAGCCTTTCTTATCTGCATTACATCTGGATATGCCCAGTCTGCTTCTTCATAAAACAAACTTCTATCTGTTGCCTTGATTACTTCATAGCCGATTAACCACGAGTTTTCATTATTACAGAAATCAAGATGACCACCATAGTTTGTTACTATTGCTGGTGTTCCACATGACATTGCTTCGAGTATATTTAATCCGAATCCTTCTGCTTTTGTTGGACATACTAATACATCTGAATTTCTATACATCTCTGCCATTTGCTGTGTTGATACATTATCACTATTTACCATTATTTTTGTTGATGCATTGCCTTTGAGATTTAAAGACTTAATCATTTCTGGGTAATTTAAATTTCCATATGCTGGATTTATTTTAACTATAAATCTTACATTCTCATCACCGAACTCTTCTGTGAATGCTCTTAGTGCTAAATCCAGACCACTTCTGTCATTTTTATACTGACTCCAGCCTTTGTTAAATAAAAATGTAAATATATTATTTTCCTTTTGAATATGCTCATTGAATACGGCTCTGTCTACTCCTTCTGGGATTACATGACTTTCAAAACCACCTGCCTTAAATGCATCCTTCACATGGTTGCTTGGAACTATTATATGGTCTGCCATTTTACAGTATCGTTTCCAAGAAGTGTGTATCTTGCTTCCTTCAAATACTCCGAATCCTACTGTTTTTCCTATTTTTCTCCAAGAATAAGGCAGGTCTATAAATATGTTTATACCATCTCGGTTTGGTTTTTTCCACATTAGCTCGTGTATCTTTTCATCGTTTTGGAATACCTTTTGTGTTTCAATACTTACATCGATTCCAGCTTTATCCAGTGCTTTGGCGAACTCCCTTGTGTGTGTTGCAAAACCACTTATACCATTTGGATTTCCCACCAAATTGATTTTCATCTTCCATGACCTCCGTATTTTAAATCACAACTATAACAAAGAACTCGTCCATTATTTATATCAAATCTTAAATCTGGATATTTAGCAAATGATTTTATGTGGTCAGTTACTGGTATATTTTTACTTCCATGTCCTTTTTGAAATTTCATTTAAATGGTTCACCTTTTTCTTTGTATAATTTTTTAACCTCGTCTTTAAAGTGCTGGTCTGCCATTTGGACTTCCTGAACATAGTTAGCGTGTCTTACTCCACCACTTGGACATCTTAAATGCCATGCAATAGCTCCAGTATCTGTCATCATTTTCCATCCAGCATAAGCTATCTTAAGACAATAAATTGATTCTTCCCTGAATCCAGATATACCATAATCAAGCGGATATTTTCCTATCTGTTCGTGGATTTCCCTTCGCATTATAAATGAGCTTCTAAGATGATGGCTTAATAATACTTTATTATTTTCATACTCATATCCACCATCATCAGCCATGTTTATATTTCCCTCTGAATCAAATGTTATTTTATTGAATATCTTTAAGATATTAGCATCTCTTATTACTCTTGGTGGTGCATAATTTGGAACTATCCCCCCACAAGCACCAACGCTTTTATCTTCCATTATTTTTACAAGACGTTCTAAATAATCTGACTCTAATATTGAATCATCATCTATTCTAAGAACTAATGGATTGTTGGTTGTATCTATTTCAAATGCATAGTTTCTTGCCTGACATACACCCAATACTTCTGGACTTACATCATAAATTACTTTATGACCATCTTCGATTAGTCTGTCTATAATCATATTGATAAAAGTGTGTGTTTGGATTACTGGAACTGGCCTCGAGTCATCTAATATAACTATATCGAAATTCTGATATGTCTGTCTTCTTATACTTTCTAATAGAAATCCAAGCTCACTGCTTCTGTCTTTTGTTACTATATGTATTGTTAGTCTTTCCATATATACCACACCATCTGTGCTGTTTTCAATGCCGCCAAATATACTAAAACTATTAATATATATTCTTCATACATTTTTTTCACCTTTTGTTCCTGTTGTACCTAAGTTTGTATTATATAGATTTGCATTGCTGATAAACTGGCTCATTATGTTATCTCTTACTTCTATAATTGCTACTGCCTTTCCAAAGTAATATCCGATATAAAATATTATTAATGCTCCAACGATATACAATATATATTCAATCATATTCTTACACCTCGTTTTTTAGCTCTGCCGTAATCATCCTTTATTCTTACTATATCCTCTTCAAGTCCATGGCTTACTTCAAGCAATTCTATTGGTCCAACTAATCTGTGGCATTCTCCCGGTTTAATTGTGTGCATAGTTCCATCTTTGTATATCCATGTTTCTATTTTTTCATTATGATATTGAAGTGATGTCCTGTGTCCATCATTTACGACTATCTTTTTTATTTTGTAATACATATTGTCTTCAAGCACTTCAAAATATCCCCACGGCCTTTCTTCTTTCATTTGAACACCCCCACGAATACACCTGGACTTGAGTATAATGATTTAGTATGCATATCGTAATCTATTTTAAATCCATTTTTGTTAAATGTATTAACCCACCACTTTCTACTATGGCATTGTATATGTGTTTTATCGTTTCTGCTTACTGGTAAAACATAGTCTTCTCCTTCTTTTTTAGAAATTGGAACTCTAAGCACTACTCTTTTTGGCTTGTTTTCACCAAGTATCTTGAGTATATTGTTTATTTCGAATGTTGGCATATGTTCCAATACATCTAAAAACAGCACATAGTCCCATTTTTCTGTAAGCAGATTTACATTATAGTATTCTAATTCTCGGTTTAATCCATAGCGTTTCTTTCCTTCCTCGATTGCCCAGATAGATATATCTGTCCCTTTGATGTTATCAAGTCCAATACGCTTGAACTCATACAATAATGCTCCAGTAGCACATCCATAATCTAATATAGTATCTGTTTCCTGTATGTTTAATCTGTTAATAAGGTCTTTACAGTGGTCTGCATATTTCTTTTTACGATAATCCTTGTAGTTGCTTATCTTCGAGTTTACGAAATAGTTTTTTTCAAATTGCAATACATCACCTATAAAAAGTATTCATGCTCACATTCTCTTATTGTATTTTCTATAATATCGTTATGAACTTTAAAGAAACACTTGTCGCATTTTTCAGTTGAATATGGTTTTACATCATTCCAGATTTTATCTATATCAGATATATGCCCCATCCTCCACTCTGGGTCAAACTTTTGTTTTATCAGTGGTATGGCTGAGCATCTGTAAATATATCCATCTGGTGCTACAAATGGTTTAAGGTATCCTATCCAGCATCTTTCTGGTTTACTGTATTCTTTTGTCTGGAAAAAGAAATCCTTATACTCATCTACTATTGGTTTTATATCTTTTTTATACTGGTCTATCAGTTCATATGTAAGACAGTTTGGAACTACTCTTACGAATTTAGCATTATACTTGTCTTTATATTCTTTAATCTTGTCCAGTTTCTTTCTATCTGACCTTGCGTTCCATACATAACTAAACCCAAGAGTTCCTTTAATCTCTGGAACATCTATATCCTGAACATAATCAAGTGAATTAAGACTTATTCTAAGCCATGTAAGTTTATCTAAATTCTTTTTGGTTATATTCTTTTTAACAGTTACTCCGTTTGTAATCATGCCGATTTTATAACCCAGTGTATCTGAAAACTCTATCAGTTCGTTTATTCCTTTATACATTGTTGGGTCTCCACCGCCTGTGAATTCAACAGTTCTTGCTCCAAGATTTTTAAATTTAAGAAGTGCTTTTTTAGCATCATCTAAATATATCTCGTCTCCATCTCTTTCTTTTACTGAACAGAAATCACAATCTAAATTGCATTTATCTGTTGGTGCAAACTGTATACTTGCTGGTCGCCATACTCCTTTCTGGATTAAAATTAATTTATCTAAGTTGTGCATCATTTTCGTTTCCGTACTTGTGTATTTTTGCTCTAAACTCATTTTATCACCTGAATAGTTCTTTTATTTCTTTTGGATGGTTATTGTAATTGTATATCTGAACCGGATATGTCCCAAGAGTATGAGCATTCAGCCACCATTCAAGATGGCCTTCTGAGTGAAGCTCTTTGTGTTTTTTGTTTTCCCTATATCGCTTTATATTTCCAAGAATATTTTTGCAATAACCATAGTGGAATATAATTGGATTGTTAATATCTCCCAAAATTCCAAACTTACCATCTGGTGGCATTGGTGTTCCATGCATTGTGTGTTCTGGTGTATATTTAATATTTTTTCTATGAAGCCTGAAACTGTGTATATGTGGTGTAAATGTTGCATCTCTAAAAGCTAAGTGATATATAAAATGCTCACTGATTAAACTATAACAATTATGAAATGGGTTTTTAAGTTCTTCTAAGATTATCTTATAATTATCTGTTATAACTTCATCAGCATCTAATTCGAGTATCCAGTCGCTTGTACATTTATCTATTCCAAAGTTTTTAGCATCTGTATAGCTTTTCTCATCTACCCAATCGAAGTAATATGGTCTTACTTTTGGATATTTTGCAAGCAGTTCTTCGGTTTTATCAGTGGTTCGCTTATCTATAATAACAACTATCTCATCACAGAACAAGCTTAATTTATTTAGTGATGCCTCAAAAAAGTAATTGTTCTCGTTCCTAACCAGTATATTAGCCGACAAATTCGATATCATATGCCTCACGGATTATTTTAGGTATTATTTTCATGTTTATTTTTCTTGTTGGATAATCTCCAAGATAGTGCCAGTCTCTCCAGTATCTCATATAACCGCCTGGGTGTGCTGTTGAGCCAGTTAGATTTCGTTTATATCTTTCGTAAATCTTATTTATTCCTCTGAGATAACCAAGATGGAATATTATACCACCTAACATAGCATGTGGTGTTTTAACTTCAGGCAGTGTGTGGTTTTTCCTATGGTCATATCTAAAATCATTTCTTCGTTTGTGAAGTCTGCACAAACCAATATGTATTGGAACTGAGTTGTCTATTGTTGAAAAGTTATTTATAAAATGAATATACTCCAAGCTCATTACATCTGACATTGGTCTTTCAATAGCTTCGTGTATATATTCATATGTTAGATTATCTGCAAGACATTCATCTGCATCAAGCCATAGTATCCAGTCTCCAGTTGCATTGTCTACTGCTAATTGTTTAGCTTTTCCAAAATGATATTCTGGATTATTAAGTGAATCGTGGTTATCTTTAGATTGCAGTAATTTTATAATAGGATATTTTTCTTTAAACGAGTTTAATTCTTCCCAAGTTCCATCATTTGAATATCCATCTACTATTACTATTTCATCAGCTACTGTAAGTGCTGAACGTAATCCTATGTTTAACATATCTTTTTCATTATATGTTATCATGCATACAGTTAATTTCATTTAAACATCCCATAATCCTTCTATTAGTTTTACTTGTGGCTTCCAGCCAAGTTTTCTGAGTTTATCAGCATCAAGTATTTTATAATCTTCGTCTGCTTTTCTTGATTTTGTATATTTAATTTTCTTGCCTATTATTTTTGCTAATTCTTTTATGCTTACTACTTCGTCTGTTACTATCTGATAGGTTTCTCCAACCTTGCCTTTTCTCATGGCGATTAATATTCCACGAGCTATGTCTTCTGCGTGAGTGAATTGTCTTATTTGTTCTCCCCTGCCATGTATAACAAGCGGTTCCCCCCTACTTGCCTTATTTAGAAATTGTGGTATTACACCATACTTGCTCATGCCCATTCCATAAGCTGTTCCAAGTCGGCATATTGTAATCGGTAGTTTTTTAAACATTGCATAATGCCTTGCCAAACTTTCTCCACAGCGTTTGGTTGAATCATAAGGATTAAGATTATTTCCTTCTACTGCCCAAGTTGATACATGGACTATTTTTTTAAGTTTCCTTCCACCTATACTTTCATAAAGCATTGTAGTTGCTACTACATTATCTATTACTGCATCGTATGGTCTTTCAAAGCACGATTTAAGCCCAACCAGTGCTGCAAGATGTATAATATAGTCTGCTTCTGGTATATCATCATATAAAAGATTCTGTCCAAGTACCTTATCAAATCGTATTACTTTGTATCCATTTCTTTCAAGTTCCTTGCATACATGCTTACCTATAAATCCTTCTGAGCCAATTACAAGAACTCTCATGGTATCCCCCATTTGACCTTAAATCTATCCTGACTTATTTTAAACATACCATTATCTTTTACATATTTTGATATTGTTCTGCTGAGCATATGGTCTACTTTAAGTGCCTGCCAACCTATTGTATATCCTGCAAGATGTGCTCTAAGACACCAGTCATTCTCATTAAAAAATATATAGAATCCTTCATCAAGTCCGCCTATTCTGTTTAGTATATCTCTTTTAATGTATATTGGATTCCACCCAGCAATAACATAGTTAATTTCTCCGTATTTTGTTTTAAGATGGTCTATGTTATGCAGTGAAGTAGATGCTGTAACAGCACAAATCTTTTCATTTGTATAAGCCATATTCTTTAAAGCACTAATCCAGCCATCTTCATTTATGATTAAATCATCTGACATTACTATTACATCGTTCAATCCAGCCTTTAATATACCCCTATTTACTGGTTCTGGAAAGCCCTTATAGACATTTTCCTCTACTATAATCTCATAATCTTCGCCTACTGAGTGCTTTTTAATATGCTCTAAGCATTCATTTAGCATTTTTTTGTTTTCCTTTACTGTTGGAATTATTATGCTCACTGTCATTCTGTTCTTTCTCCATATCTGTTTTGATTTCATTACACTTTTTTGCCCACATTGTATATAGTTCTGCCTCTTGTTTTTTTAACATGAATAAAAAGAATCCCTTTCTTGCTTCGCTTCCAGCAAATTTCTTATCCATTATTCTGTTTGTTTCTCTTTGTGTTTTGTATATGCCTGTATAGAATTGTTCATTTGCTTCTTTAAGTTGTTTCTTATATTTTTCCTCTATTTTTCCATCCACATCATCAACTCCTTTTTATAATCTATTAGTTCATCAAGATGTTTTAGACACTTATCCTTAGGTGTTCCTGTTGTTCGAAGACTCTTAGCATATTCGGTAAATATTAATACCTTAACTGCTGACAGTTCTTCTGATATAGTTTTTCCATATTTCAGCGACGCCATTTGGACCATCCCAATCATAATATTTCTTAACTGCTATCCTTCCATTCATTCCAAATTTCTTTCTAAGATTCTCGTCCTTGTAAAGAATAGTCATTTTTTCTGCCATGTCTTTTTCATCTACAAATCCACGCATTACATCCCAAGTTCCCATTACTTCGTGTGCTACTCTTGCTGTAAGTCCTGCATTATGGTCTGTAACTAATTCTTGTGTAGTTGTATAATTAGTAATTACATTTGGTATTTCACAAGCCATAGATTCTATTGTACATATACCGAATCCTTCCCCTGTCGTTGTTGATATTCTGATATCCATTACATTGTAAATATCATTCATATCTTTAAGAGTGAATCCTGAAAAGAAATTCATTCCAGAGAACTTAACCCTATCTCCAATACCGAGTGTTCTTGCTAAGTCTGCAAGATTGGTATGTGCTGCTACATCATTTACATCTGTATGTAAGAATAGATAAGCATTAGATGTTGGATTTAATTCCATAAATCTTTTAAATGCTATTATAGTTGCAGGCATATTCTTTCTTCCTTGATTTCTTGCTACATCTCCAAACACTATTGCATTTGGTGGTATGCCGAATCTAACTTTAAGATTTGCTCTTTGCTCATCACTTAATTTAAAGAAGCTATCAGTATTGGTTGCGTGTGGTATGTAATGTGTTTTAATATTAAATGTTTCTTCAATCTGTTTCTGAGCATACTTGGACATAGCCACTGGGTGCGAGAACTTTCTTAAAACATTTTCACATCCTTTTGGAAACCCACCACCATCACTTGGATAGTACATAACACTTTTAAAAGTAAAAGGCATATTGAATATCCAAGGATAAAGCATAAACGTATCAAGCAATACCCAGAACATATCTGGTTTATGATTATAGAAATATTGTGGCAGTGCATCTTGTGCGTATGGTCTTGTTGTACCTGTTAATATCTTATAATTAATTTCTTCTCCGTCTTCACATACTGCTTTTATTAAATTCTTTCCAATATAATTATGTCCCACATGAGTAATCTCAAAATCTTTATCTTTACTTAATCTTTTAGCTAATTCTCTGGTCTGATTTGCAAATCCTGTTGGGCATAATACTGAATCACTCAGCATCATTAGTTTTATCTTGTCCATTTTTACTCACCGTGAAAATTATTTTACTATCATCATAGCTTACATCAAAATTAATGCTCTTCATATCAAACTGATTTGTAAATTTCTTTGGTAAACCGGTTGCAAAATAAACAGAAGTACCAGAACTTGAATATCTCCAAGGCTTTACCATAATTATTACTATTAAAACCGCCTTATAAAGATTTCTATATTTGAATATCTATTAGTAATTTATTTCTTTCTGCTCCACTTCACGTGAAGATATGTAATTAATATTTCTGTTGCACAAATTGCTAATATTCCAATCAAACCAAGTACAAATATCTCTGCACTAAAAGTTTCCAGCCACTCAATAAACAAAGGGTCCATTATAAATCCATCTCACAAACTGTTCTATCCTTTGTATAACATTTTATTGTATCATATCTTATACAAGTTATACTTCCAGCATAATAAGGATTACTTGTCATTCTATTTAAATAGAACGTACATATCTTGTCATTAGAATTAGCTCTTGGTTCATTGAACCAGCTTAGTGCCGAATCAGTCGAAGCTGATAAGCTGTCTCCCCAAGCTTCGTTAATGTAAAACGAGTAATAGTATAGTGATGTTATAACTAAAAGTAAAATGAGTATCTTATATCTTGCTTTCATATATTCAACTCTAACCCAATTGTGTGCGGGAATGACTTCATCCTTGCGTCAGTCATAATGTACATCATGAGTCGGGGACTATATAAAAATCTATCCCGCAATCTGTACATTTATTTCTTCATGAAATAATCTCTACCTGCGTAAACTACTGCAAGAACAACTGCTCCAACTAATAGAAGCATTCCAAGTTCTTGGAAGTTCATACCCAAAGCGTCGATTATTGGTACGAAATCTACTATTGCCATATTTAATTACCTCTTTGTTTTTTGTTCTTAAAGCTCGTTGTAAAGTTTCCAGAGCTATAAGTATTATTCATCTGCGTAATGTTTAAGGAAGTTTATTAACATGGTTAGTACTGCTATAATTATCGGTACCCATATTAAAACTTCTGGTGCTGTCTGTGCCTGAAAGAAAGGCACTAATGCTGCTAATCCAGCCAAAACAAATGTCGCTAATCCTTTTTTTATTGTAATTGTCCAATCATACGCCATAATATCTATCCTCCGTTAGTATATTTAAAACTTATTCTATTTTGTTTAAAGTACTTTATGACATAAACCATAGTTCTACTGTGTTATATGGTTCTTTTGTCTTTCCAAGCTCTCCTATTATTACATTATTTTGTGGTTCGTATATCCAGCACTTTTTATTTGAATCTATGAACAAATTGTATGCATGTGTTCTGCTCCAAGCTATTCCAAATGCTAATTGCTTTGAATATTCACTCTTAATAGTGCTTCTTGCTAACATTCCAGCAAATATTAAAGCAAAGTCATCACAATCGCTTATCTCTGCCTTATATTTTATATCCATTACTGATTTTATCTTGTTTAATACATCCTTCCAGTCGGATAAACTTATGCATTTGTAAGTACTATCTGCTACTGAGTTATCATACTTTGATATAAGTGGTCTTGGGTCTATATCTATATTTGTTAAGTTTGGGAAAGTTGGTACTGCAAGACTTTCGCTTAATAAGGTTGTTAATGTGTTTATTCTATCGTCATAATACTTTGTATCTATGTTGAACTTCTCTGTTAGCTTGGCTAACTGCTCCTTTAGTGTGCATCCGAGGTATTTACAAAATATATACATAGTATCACCATCTATTGAATCCAACTACCAGCGACATTCACCCATACAGTTCCATTACTTCCAGCTGTTCCATTATGTCCATCTTGTCCACCTGAAGCACCAGTTCCACCAAGACCATACGCACCACCGCTAGAATATATATTTCCAACATCAGCAAATGTATCTGAATGAATTATTACATATCCACCAGCACCTCCACCTCCACCTCCACCTCCACCGGCTGGTGAACCATTCGTGGAAGAGGCATTTCCTCCATTAGCTCCAGACTTACCAACAGTATAAATATTACCAGAATTTACTAAATGTCTTGCATATATATATAATGTTGGTGCTCCACCACCTCCAGCTCCACCTGCACCAGCTATACCCCACGGATATGCTGCTCCACCGCCACCGCCACCGCCACATGCATTATATCTATAAGTGTTTTGGCAAAGGGGATTTCTATATTCTAATGAACCAGTTAAAAAAAATCCTCCTGGTGCACCAGAACCAACTGGAACTCTTGTTAACGCACTTCCACCTGTTCCACCATATCCTGCACCAGCCTCACTAGATATAGAATCAGTACCGCTTGTACCGGAAAACCCACTTCCAGCAAGTCCACCTGCACCACCAGCGACAGTACCACTCCCATAAGCTAATACATTACCATTATTTATAAATGAACCATTTACAAATAATATTGGTGGGAGTCTTGTTAGTGTTAATGTTATACCACTAGCCACATATAAATTTTCATAATACAGTATACCAGAAATTGTGGTATTTGATGTTATAGAACCAGTATTATCTAAACCACCAATATATTTATTATATGTTATTTTGTTTAAATCTGCACCATATAAAATATCACCATCTGAAAACGGATAAGCCATACCTAATTACCTCCTATTTTAAAACTATTAAGTTTTTTATTTATATTTACTTTTGTATTTATTTCATTTACCATATCTATTACCTCATTAATTTTTTTCTCCATATCGTTTATTGATGCATTACAAGTTCTATCCATTTATACCACCGAGTTTGTACAGATTATTGCTATTTCATCTGAACCCGACTTTGAAATTGGTGTTATTACATCATGGCTAAATATATTTGGTGTTGAGCCACTATAAAATTCAGCAAATTCTGTTATCCCTACACCATTTAATTCGCTTACGGAATTAATAAAGTATCTGGTTGTTACTCTTTTATTTGTTGTATCAAAAGTTGGATACCCACTTATTACACCATAATAGCTTCCAGTTGCATGTTCTAATCCAGTATCTGTTACTGCTGGTGTGTCTGTTCCTGTACCACATCTTAATATGGATACTGTCCCACTTGCCTGTGCTGAATATACATTAACTAATGCTATTAATTTTCCTGTATTCGTTATAACTCCTCCTATTGCCATTTTATCACCTCAATAAATATAACTTCCTACACAACCACTTGCTCCTCTCGAATCACCAAGATATGGTTGCTGACTGCCTGCTCCTGCTGTACCGAGTAAACCAAGTGAATACTCTGGTGCTACATTATGACCTAATACAAAACTGCTTCCCATTGCTCTTCTCCAAATATAGTAATCATATCTTGCTATACTGAACGAACCAGTATGATTTACTACATGAAGCAAATAATTTTGATTCTGTGCTGCTTCTGCATTTAGGTTCTGCATATTTTCTGCTATCTTTATACCCCAATCTGCTAATCTAAATGTTTTATCTCCTACTTCTAACACATCGTACTTGCCTGGATACTGATATGTCATTCTGTTGATTACTACCCATCTGTCTTCTGCATTAACACTGTCTATTACACGGATTTTCTGACCAACATAAATACTTCCAGTGCTTACATTTCTTACATCCAGTGTACTGCTTACAAATGGTGTTGCATATTTGATAATATAATTACTTGCTCTGCTTTCTGCATCGTTTACATCTCTAATATCTGTTTCGAATATTGTTTTTCTGTGTTCTTGATATGCTGATTTACTTGCTTCATCAAATGCTCTTACAGGTACTGGCATATTTCTTGTATATCTTATTTCTATCCCTGCTGCCGAGCTTCCTGGTACTGAAGCACTATCGAATCGTATTCTTTTCTTTTCATAGTCCACATAATAATCATAAGTACCACTTGTATTATCTCCTTCTATTGTTCCTTCTTGTAATGTACTATCTACATAAACTTTAACTGACTCTGGCTTTGATGGAAGAGTAAATATACTACCCGCACCACCTACTCCACTTGTAATATATGTAGATTCTATTAACTGTGATGCTCCAATTACTGTTACATCATTGCATAGCATACTTGAATCATATTCCCACTTTGGTGCATTGACTATATTTGTATCTGTTCGTAATACTGTGTCATTATTTTCATATCCCTTCGGTTCAAAATAAACCGTATCATCATCTGCATCATAATAAAATTGCCAGTCTAAAACTTCGGCTAATTTCTTGCATCTTTCAAATATATTTGTATGGTCGCATATGTACTTCTTAAGTATTAGTGTTGTTCCTGAATCCTGAACAGTACAAGTCATCCCACCCCATGTTTCTACCAAGTCTTCAAATATTTCTGATATCACACCTGCACTTGCATCTATATCTGCATCGTAAGAATAAGTAACTTCCTTTCGTTTTAGTGTATATAGCATATCTTCTGCTTTTACTTCTGCTTTATTACCAGACCAGGTAACACTTGTAACATATCCTTTGAATATTTTAGTATCAGTAGATGTTGTATATCCTTCCCAGATTTCTATAATCTGTCCATTGGTTATATCTAACACATCATAAACATTAGACGTAAAAGTAATGTTAATCGTGCTAATAATGTCTCCGAATGTCTTGCTGTATTTCCAATCTACAAGATAATCGGTTATATCAGTCGTATTTATCTTTACCATTGTCTGTTTCCAGCTTGTCATTTTTATTCCTCTCTAAATTATCTCTTATTTCCTTTAAAACTATCCACTGGTTATATAATATAGTCATACTTTTATCCAAAATATCCTTTTGTTTGTCTAAAACTCGTTCTATATCTCCAATTCTTCGCTTAATATCTTCCATTTATCTCACGAACTTGTACTCGATTGTATGAATTTCATATTAAATTCTATTGCATTTGGGTTTCCTCTTACATAATCGTATGATACATCTGATGTTTTTACTATAATACTGCCTGATATTTGTGGTGAAAATAGGCTTGAATATGTCTGTTGTCCTGTTATTAAGCTGAATATTGAGCCTACAAATGCCTGTATCGAGCCAGTATTTCCTGGAAATGTACCATTTACACTGAATTTTCTTGTGCATCCCATGAAATCAAACACATCTGTTTCGTTTGAATCGCTAAGTGGGAAAGGCATTTCCATCAATCCTGCTGCTTTACTATCACTCATATCAGCAAACATCAGTGTTATATGTGTTCCTGAGTAAGTTCCGTATGCTGGTTTTATTGTAATACTACCTGTCATGTTTATCATCTCATATAGCTATTTCTGTTTAATTCAGAGAATAGTCTTCTACTTATTTCATTAGTTAGAGCATCTATATCTTCACGTTTTGTTACTGTTGCTCCATTTATATTTATTGTGATGTTATTTCCACCGCCTAGTGCTCCTGGATTCTTTGTTGCTATAATATAATCATCTGGTGCTGTATGCACTACTCCACTTGGTGTTATTATTGCATCCCCTACTGTTTTTCCACCACCCATAAAACTACTAACTATATTTGATACTGTGCTTCCAATATAATCAATGATACCTTTAATAGTAAATGCAAAATCTCTTAAACCATCACATACCCACTTAGTAAATTTAGCAAATGCTTCTAACAGTGGATTTATATTTGATAAATTTGTAGTAGTTTCTTCTAATTCTGGATTAAGAAAACGGTTTAAGTCATTATATGTAATTCCAAATGCATCTGCTGCATCATCTATTTTTGGCTTAACTGCCCAAAGTGCAGATGCCATTCCATATAAATTTTCTGCTGATTTTTTGGCTGCATCTAATACACTTTGTCTATTTTCTCCAGAAAGACCACTCGCAACTGCTGTCATATTTTCTGTCATCATTTCAAATGCAAGTGCCCATGTATCCATGTTTCCTCTTTCTTTTAAATAATTATTAAATCCTATTAGTGCATTCATTACATTATTTACACCCTGTACTAATCCATCTGTTAATCCAAGCATAGATTGTGTTGCACCCATAAATCCTATCATTGGACCTATTGCATTATTCATCGCATTATTATAAGCAGAAAGATTAAGAAACGATGCTGCATATAGTTGTTGTAGGTCTGCTTGTTTTTCTTCTTCTGTTCCACCGCCTTGCATTATTTCTTTGGCTCGTTTCATTGTGTTTTTCATTTGAGCCATCATTAACATCATGTATGGTTTGGCTTGCATTGAAATAAAAACTCCGATTGGTGCAAGAATATTGTTTCCTATTCGTTTAATTGTATCCTCCACTCCTCTAAATATCGGACTGGCTTCTGCAAGATGTTTTCTTGTTGCTATCATATTATTATTTATAGATTTTAGTATCTCGACAACTATTGCTGCTCCACCAAGTGCCATTCCTGCTGCTCCTGGTGCTGCAACTCCACCCATAAGTCCTCCATGACCAGATATACCAGCCATACCGATAGTTCCTTTTGGTATAAGACTTTGGAGAAATCCTTTCTGTCCTTTTTTACCACCAGCTTCTACTGATTTTCCTATCTTATCAGATAGCTTATTCAATTCACTATCTAACTTATCCATTTTTAATATCAGTTCTGCTTCAATTGTACCTGCACTTATAGCCATTTAATCCACCTGCAAAGCCTTAGCTTTTAATTCGTTTTCCTTCTGAAACATAATCATATACACTTCAACATCCTTCTTGGGTATCGATTTAATCTGAAATGGTAAAATTCCTCTCTTTAGGAACTCAAATTCCACGAATTTCCCTAATAGTTCCTCATCAGAGCAGGAACCCCCATGCTCCATAAGCCACTTCAGTTTTCTTTTTTTTCTTCATTAAACGAATTGAACTCATTTATCTCATCGAATAATGCTTTACCCAGTGTTGCTGGTATGTTTCTTATAGTTTCTAAATTTATTTCGAATGGTGCTTTCTCCAGACCTTTCAGTGTGCATAACCTTTGGAACTTGCCCATGCTCATATGAGCCTTTGATACCTTTCCAATCATTTCATTTGGTATGCATTCGTCTTGTATGTCTGTAAAGTCTCCGAAACTTATCTTCTTTATTACAAATACTTCTGGTTTACCCTTGTATTCCAGTGTTAATTCTTTTGTATCCACTTAGATAACCTCCATTTTTTATGCTAATGCTGGACTTCCAGCACTTCCTCCGATTTCGAATGTTGCACTTCCACAATATAGTGCTGTCATACTTACATCTTCCTTGATTACATCATTTGGATTCTGTGGTAATGAGTGTTCATCAAAGTAAATGCTTCCCATGTTAAAGATTATTCTTTTTAATGCACTTCCTGTCTGATTATTCGTGAAAGTTAGTGTTGCGTAAGCTGAACATGCTGGACTTGCTCCAGATAATGGTCCTGCTCCATTTCCCCATACTTTTTCAAGGAATTTTGTTGCATCTTGAAATGCCATGTTTGCTTTCATTGAATATTCTCTTGACTTTCCTACTGCACTTCTTGCTCTTCTATCTCCTATCCCCCAAACCTGTTCTACATTTGGATTTAAGCCTAACTCTATGCTTTGTATATCTGCATAAGTTGTTCCAGCTATTCCAAGAGTTCCACCTGCGAATGTAAATGGTTCGCTTGGCCATTGTTCAGCTACTGGTGCTGTTGCTACTGCTGTTGTTTCTGTCTCATCACAATAAGGACATTCTAATTTTACCTTTGCAATTTCTCCTACTGATGCTGTTATTGTTGCATTACTTATTACACATCCTTTAAGCATTCTAACTGAATCTGTATCCATATTCATTCCATTTTCTATTGTAAATGATACTTGTGGATTAGCTTCTTTAAATTCATGCATAAATACTGCACCAGAAGTTGTTACTGCTGGACTGCCTAACATACCTCTTAAAAACCATCCATTACTTAAATCAAATTCTACACTTGCTGTTCCTTCAAATTTTCCAGCTACAACATCCTGAGCATTTCTATTTCCTATTCCATATATTCTTGAATTATTATTTTTTGCTGATGTTGTTATACTTAATCCCTGTCCGAAAGGAATTATTGTTGGTGAACCTGCTGTTCCATAAGTTGATTCATACTTATATTGAGCATATGCTGCGTAACCCCCAATTTTTGTTGCCATTTTTAATCATCTCCTTTTTTTACTCTGTGTCTTTTTGTATGACAACTTTTACACAGTGTTATTAAATTGTCATATTGCAAATTAGATTTATTTTCATCAATATGATGAACATCTATACTTCCACCATGTTTCTTGCAATCAAAACATGTCCAGTTATCTCTTTTTTGAATATTTTTTCTTATTCTTTTCAATTCTGGATTATCGTAAAATGTCATAGACCTACCATCTTTATAATTTGGTGGTCGTATACCAAGACATATTTTATTTCCTATCATATCTGGTCTTGGTTTTCCTATTTTAGCTTTAGTATATTTCATAACTCTCGGGTCTTCTTTAGTAAGTCCTTTATTCCATGGTATATGTCCTTCTTTCCACATATTTTCTGGACAATAGTTTTTATGACCTTCTTGGAATACCATATTATCCCTCCTATATTTCATCATAAACGCCTTTTATCACAAAATCTTGCGACTTAAATGATAATTTTTCGTTTCCATTGACTCCTTTTATTGTTGGTGTTAAATTTGACGGATAAATAAACTGCCAATTCTTAAAGTTCTTAGCTGTTTTCATAAATACACTACCCGCCTTGTGTATTAATTCGTCTACTGTGCTGTTTTTATCTGCATAAGCATTAATTTGAGCCAGATATTCATTCTTAAAAGATGTTCCACCTATTCCATAAGGCTCTCTACTAACACTTATAACATCAAACGCTATTCTTGGATAACTATTCATACCCAAATCTGCTCTTGGCATATCTGGATATATCCATTCTGTTCCAGACCAATAATAAACTAAAACTGTGCTACCTGTTCCAACTGTATTCAGTGTTGTAATTGTTGGGTAGCTTCCTGGATTAGCATTATAATAATTTGTACTATATTCTGCTCCACTTAATGGTGTTGTCTTGACCTGAACTCCACTTACAGCACTAATATATGCTTTCGTTAGTGTAAATATTGTTGAATCACTTCCTGCTGTAAATAACTGACTTCCTAATGTCATTCTTGTTCTTGGGTCTGAGCTATGTAAGTTATTTCTAAGTGTAACTAATAGCTCTTCTTTTATATCTCTTAAATCTTTTACACTTCCACCAGTTGGAGATGATACTGTTAATGAACTTGCAGAATCTTCTTGGTCCATACCATAAGCATTAACTGCTGTAAACTTTGCAGTTTGTGAAGAACACAGTCCAATATCTCCACCATATATTGATTTTGTATATGTTGCATTATCGGTTGTACCCATTTTCCAAACCTTTCCATTTATCTCTACATATACTTCATCTGTTGCTGTCATATTAGAAACCGAACAGCTTGCTGTTGTGCTTTCTCCTGTTGTTATTGCATAATCACTTAACTGTTGAGATGATATTACTGGTCCTAGTGTTCCGTTATAATTAATATGTGCTGTAGTTCCTAATGTTGTTACTGTTCCTGTTCGCTGATAAAATTTAACTTCTCCAGTTGCTTCTGGAAAATAGAATCTATTCGAATTATCTATATATACACCAAAATAAGGAGAATCTAAATCATAACCGTTCATATCCCATGTAACATCATAATTAATTACTGCTGAGGAATTCCAGTTAGCTACTGCGAACCAATAAATATCATTTAAATCTGAATTTTGCATAACTGTCATATTGGCGTTGCATACTGTTGATGTATAATTATTTGTCGTATCAATATATACTTGAATGTTTGTTAAATCAATATTACTTGAAATATAAGCTGTTTTATCTACTCCTGTTGTATTTACAAATATGAAATTTACTGTTCCTGCTCCTGTTGGTGTTATTGCACCACCTGTTCCAAAAGTTAAAGTAAGATTTCCGTGTAAAGCAATATATTTTCCATATCCATCTCCTGCATCAGCTATAGTTCCTGTATAGCCATCTACGACAAAACTATTAAATTCTGGTAAATATGAACCAACTGTGTTTATAGTACAATCTACATTAGAAACATCACTATCAAACAGAATATCGTCTCCTGCTACTGGTACACCTACCGGAAGCCAATTATCCGCAAGATTCCAGGTATCTGGATTTCTTGTTCCGTTCCACGTTTTCGTTGAAATTTTAATCCCCTCTCACCCACATTTATTTTTATTATGTGGAATTCTACCAATAACAAACCTTCCAAAAATATCTCTTTCTTTCGTTGCCATTATTTACACCTCATATCCCATTCCGTTGACTCTAATATAATCTGCTCTAAGTATTTGTCCACCGTTTATTGAGACTGAATTTGCTTCGGCAACAATGTAAATATATCCACCGAGTAATCCGTTATCTATTTGTCTTTGTGATATATGTGCTACTATTTCTCTGTTGCTTGTAGTTAGTGTTCCTATCCATTCGTAATTTTGATTTGTTTCGTTCCAGATTCTTAATGCTCCATATGAATTATTATTTGTTTGAAAATATCCTTTGAATTTTATTCCTTGTGTTGCTACCACTGCCGTATAATCAAACTTAAATAAAATAAATGCTGCATGTACCTTATTCACAATTGATGATGGGTTCTGAGACGATAGATATATTCCATCTTCTTCAGCTAATTGTGTTTGACCAGACTGCAGGCTCCATACTACGTCAGTTGGTGCTGGTATTGGTACTGGACCATTTGGATTTTGATTTGTTACATATGTATATACCAAACTGCTTACATCGTTTATTGCTATATTCATATTTATATTGCCAAAGTAGGCTGGTGTTCCAAACTTCGGTGTTCCGTAATTCATATACTTACCACCTTACTATAATTATAATTAGACGTATCTCCACCACTTGTTATCGTTACATCTGTTGTATAAGCTGAGCTTGGATTTGTTACTATTGTTATTCCACCTTTTGTTGCGTGAGATACTTGAATAATACATCCTTCATCTGTTCCGTCGTTATTCCAGGTTGTTGATTCTGTGCTTCTAATACTCGTACTACTTCCGCCACAGTAGTCTAATAACGATGTTCCAAGACCTACCGCATTACCATATAAAGCATATGGCATCCATAGTCTTTTTATTCCTAACTCGTCTACTGGATAACCGCTTGAGTTTGTCTTACAAAATGCTCCCATTCTCGGCTGGACATCTGCCATTAATTCCCAAAATGTATTATGCGTATGCGGTGCATTAATTGGCGTTCTTCCTATTCCTTTATATCCGTTTTTTATACTATCGTATGGAAATTGTGTATTAACTGACACCAATGCGTCGGATACAGCAACGCCCTTTCCGTCTTTAACGCAAGGATAAACCAAATAACCGAGAAGTATTACACCGCTCACTGTCTGACAATAAACATTTGCCTGAGTCATAGCCACACTGTCTACTCTGCATCCTGCTATTCCTATAATTACATTATTAAAATCTTGGAGAGATGTTCCAGACTGAGCAGAATGTCTTATTACTCCACTTGCATAAGGTGTTGCTGCGTTGAAATCGCAGTCTACAAATAGTAAATGTTTGCATTGGTTGTTTGAACCATAAACGTGGTATCTTCCTGTTGCTCCTTCGAGTGCCATTGTTATTCCGTAGAACTCCCAGACTCCTCTATGACCATATGTATTATTATAAGAATAGTAGTATATGATATATGCTGCTGCTCCGTTATATTTCTGGGTCCAAGTTCCTCCTCTGCATAATACTCTTTCATTTGAAGATGAAACTCCGAATAATAATCCGTTCGTAGAATATACTACCATGTCTAAATAATCGAGATTAACTTTCATACCAACACCGCCGTATATTGCTACTATAACTCTTGCTGAAGATGACCCCGCGTTCATTGTTGCGTGTGATGCACTTGTTCCATTAGCTGTAAGACCGCCTCCTCCATATAAATTAAAATTAACTCCGTATCCTTGTCCTGCTGAACTTGGAGCTGTAAATGTAAGCGTTTCACCTGCTGCTACTACGAGATTTCCTGCTCCAGATGGATGTAATGAATAATTTTGAGATACTGTTCCTGTTGTTCCTGAATATGAGTAAGGTGTTGTTGAGCCCCATCCTGAAACGAATAGCCAGAACCACATATCATAAGTTGAATAATTTGTCCAAGAAGAACCTGATGTGGTTGTTATACTCATGCTTCCACTGGCATAAGTTGAGCTTGTAGAATATCCAACTGACAATGCTGACGTTGCTACCCATCCTGCACCAGTTGGTTTGCATACTATCCAATATGTTGTTGAAGCTGAAAGAGTTACCTGAGCTGCGAATTTAAATGCGTGAAGACCAGCCTGTGCATATCCGCTTCCATATGCTGCTGCTTTATGTATATCACTTGCGTTTTCAGTACAGGTTGCGTTTGCATTGACAAGAGTTCCACTTGGTTTACCTGCATTATCGGTTTCAATTCTTACTACTACTGTTCCACTTATTGCTGCCGTATCGTCTCCAGTTCTACATAGTCTAAGCACTACACCATCTACTGATGTATCACTTACACCTACATTAATACTTTGTGCTATCCAAGTTGTTTGTGCTGGCAACGTATATATATTTGATGTGGCTTTTGCTCCTTGTCCTGCTATACAATTATATCCTGTATTTGCTGTAGTTAGACTTACATCTCCGTTTAAAATATAAACTGCTTTAGCATAAGTAGTATTTGTTCCATCGCTATCGTTTTGAATTGCTATTGGTGTTGCCATTATAACAGCTCTCCGAACCTTATTTTAATCCAGTCTTTCATTTTCTGGTCTGTTGTTGTATTGAATTTGTCTTTAAGTGCTTTTAATATAGCTGTTTTATCTTCAAGTAAATTTATATCACAATTAATATATTTAAGTTTAGAAGAATTAGACTCGAGGTAATACCACAATTCGATTAAATCGTATTCCATTAGTAGTTCGCCCTTGTTGTTCTTTTTCTAAAACTATCAATTAGTGCGTGACATTTCAAACACAACGTTACACCATTATTTATATCAAATCTTAAATCTGGATATTTAGCAAATGATTTTATGTGGTCAGTTACTGGTATATTTTTACTTCCATGTCCTTTTTGAAAACCTTTTTTACCTTTCATGTTAATCACTTAAAAATTGCAGCGTGTCGAATAGTTCACAATCTTTCCAGCACTTGCACAATAAAAGTATAATACCTCACTTGCTCCCATATCTATGGCGAGAGATTTTCCAGACTCGAGTAATGTTCCGAGAGTTGCTCCAGTTGTAAATCTCCAATAAACATCTGTATCACTTGCATTATGAACTATTAAAACATGTGGTGCTGCTGGTGCAGTATTTGAGTAAGCAGTATTTGCTAATGTTAGTGTTAAGCTTGTATCATTCTTTGCTCCATCTCCACCGTTTATAAATACTCCACCGATTTGATTATCACTTGCTAAATTAGTTACTGAACCAGTTACTGTTACATCGTTGTTTGCTCCAAGATTAACATAAATTGCTCTCGCATCTGCGTCTCCTGTTGGCATTAGGTTTGTTCCGTCTGTGTTCCTATTATATAGGTAGTTATATGTTCCTCCATTGGCTACATCAAGCTTTGTGTTTGAATTCCAATCTCTAAGGCTTAAAAATGGAACATCTACTGAATTATTTACAATTGCTGTTGTTTCGAGTACTCTTTTGATTCCCCATCCACCTGTTCTTATATCAGCGAGTGTGTTTGCTGCGTCATCAAATACTACACCAAAAGCAAAATATGTTATAGCACTTGTGTTTGCTCCATTACCTACTTGACTTGTTGGGTCGTTTATTCCTATATCTATATCGTTCCAACCTGCTGTGAATAAATCATCATCAAAATCATATTGCCAGTAGTTAGATGAATCTGTTCCCATCTGAACGAATACTTTGGCTACATTTGTTAAATCGCTGATATAAACGTGGCAGTGTCCTATTGCGTGAGTTGAATATTCACTCATATCGAAAGCATCTATTGTTCTATATATCCAAGCAGTTGTTCCTCCTGCTATTTTGTCAAACTCTAATGATTTTGTTCCTGGTCCTCTGTGCTCTACACTTGTTGTAAGATTATCTGTTCCAGTTGCTCCTTCATTCCAATCAGTTGTTGCTTCGAAAAGAGACTGAAGAGAATACCCAGCACAAGATACTCCTATTGCGTTATCACTTCCGAATTTTGTGCTTGCTGTTATATCTGCTTGTACTTCTCCACTTGCTGTGAATACTTGTTTATTAGAGGATGTGTCTACTGGTGTAACCAATAACCCAGCACTGTTTTCATCGAAATATAATCCATAATACATGTTTGTTACGTCTGAAAATCCACCAGCTAAAAATCCTCTCGCGCTGAAGTCTGCAATAGTTGTGTAATCAATAGGTATGTGGTTTATTGGATACCATTTGCTATCACTTCTATCCAGAGCAGCCATAGGATAATTGTATTGTGTTGTTTTATATGCGTCTGCATTTTTAACTGCACTCATCTGAACCTCACTAAAAGTATTATAATCATAGCCGTAAATTTTAGCAGAAATTGGGTCATTAATCTTTACAGGCAAACACCAATAACTTGAACCATCAAGTTGTGTGCTGATATAATGCCAACTACCTAAACCAGTAGAATCCCAGCCATATATTGCTGTTGGTGTTTTTCCATCTGTTTCAAATACTTGTTTATTTCCACTAGCATCTTTTGGAGAAACTAAAAACGAACCGTTTACATCTAATGTTGGGGTTTGCCAGTATGTATATGTTTCATCTGGTGCTAATATTGGTATTCCTCTTTCTGTCCATATTATCAGCTCGTTCCAGTCTACTTTTGGCAAACTCAATACTCTTGGAGTTGCTTCATCTGGTGCCAAACCATAAGTTAGATGTTTGAATAAATCATTAGAATTATCATAACCCACTGAACCCTTAATTCCAGTTAAAACCACATCTTCTGTTTCGTCCATTGCCGAGTCTCCTGCTGGTGTTACTAAACTTACATTACCACTTGTTATATGTCCATGTTCTAAATTTGTAAGTGTTCCAGATTTAATAACTACATTATCTACTATTACTCCACCAGATATTGTTAATTCTGTATCTACATATAATTTATTACCAGATGTTCCTAATGCTGCACCTGTTGAATCTACAAGAGTTGTATGCAATCCACCGCTTGTAACATATACTGGTTTTATTATGCTTCCATTGGCCAGTGCATGATGTGTCATTATGGTCATTGACTTACACCCTCTGTAATCATATTTGCCCATTCCTTTCCATGTAAAAAGAATGCTGGTCTTAAGAATGGTCTCCATCCAGTTTGTGTGCTTGATGGTATTGGATTTTCTATTGTTCCTATTTTACAGTTTAATCCATATTCTACATTTGCTGCATATTCTACTGGTGTTCCTACCTTGATTATTAAATTATTTCCTTTTGTATAAACATAAGAATTGTCTCCTTCTATAAAACTTCTTGCTAATCTTCCAGTAATCTTTGGACACATCTCCTGAACTGTTGGTATAATCTTATATCGCATAACCATATTTGCTCTTTGCTTGTATGCTTCCTTTAATACTTCTGGTTTTATTTTATTTTTTACTTTAGCACTTATCATAATCACACCTTTGCAAATAATTTTGCGAAACTAAACATAGGACTGCCCATCCATGTTTTCTTTTCAGCTTCATGGACTTCATATACACTTCCAGCATGAACTACTAAATCATTACTTGATAAACAATAACTGCCGTTAGTGATAAATACTGCATCAGCGTTTTCAAACTTACCTTCCTTGATAAGAGAATCCCCAAACAATCTATTAACAAATATACCATTTACATTTGCAGATGCTCCACTTGATGTTGATACATCTCCAGTGATATTAGAATAAACTTTGGTAGTAACTCTTGTACCAAATGCTGCACCAGCTTCGCTGATTAAACTTTCTATAATTCCTGCAAACTCGTTATACTCTACCACATAATCACCACTTGGCTTATGCGTATACAACCTTGTATTTTATTCCACGCACAAATAGCAAACTCTTGTTTGCCTGTTCTACGAAAAACTTTAATTGTTCTGAGCTTCCTTTTGATATGGACAATCCGTCTGTACTAAATGTTACTGCACCACCATCAAGATTAGCTCTCGCATATGCAGCTGTAAGGTTTACCACGGCATTAAAGTATTTCTCTGGTACATCCGCACATGATATACTTGTTCCTGCAAAGTTTGTTACATCCATTACTGCACCACTTGCTAAATCAATCATAGCTCCTGATACAGATGAACTTATTCCAGTCATCCTTGTCCAAACCATTGTTGCTGCTGAACCTGCACTTAGTGCCATGTTAAAACCCCAATAATTTTAATACTAATTGTCCACCTGATATTACTCCAAGTAATACCAAGACTATCCAAACCTTGTCTATCTTATCTTGTAAGTGTGCTATATGGTTATCTCTAAGATTAAGTAAGTCGGCGTGCATATCTTCAAGCCTTCTGTCTATGTCTTTATGTTTTGCTTCACATACTTTATCAGTAACCACACAACCACCTAATATTTATGCCAAAATATTGACACATTTGCTGCTACTTGTCCTGCACCAATAGTTGCTCCACTTGTTGCGAGTAGTGAACCTCCTGCAAATACAATTGCATTCTTTGGTAATACTACATTTGTATATACATTATTTCCAGATACTGGTGTTGCTACTGTTCCACTTACATTATTAATTATTATTCTTGGATAGTATGTTCTTGTTGTTGTTCCAGATAGACTTGATACTTCTAATAGTCTTTCAGTTGTTCCTGATATTCCAATCCAAAGACTTCCACCATTTACAAATCCAGAACCTGTTGTTACATCTATCACTACCTTTTCTACAGCACCACCGAAATATACATAATCGTTTCCACCACGATATACATTATCTATTCTTGTCTTTCCTGCTGCTGATGCTAAAGGTATTATTACTTCATTTAACTCTGCCATTATTCTCATCTCCAACTTTTTTAACCTGAAAAAGTTAAAAAGGGAGGGCTTTCGCCACTCCGATTTACACTAAGCTAACTAATGCAAATGCTGATGCTCCGCTTGCTGCATCGCCGACTGCTCTACCTACACAATAACCAACTTCATTGATTACGCTTGGTGAACCTGCCATTGCTGCTACTCCATCTAACTGTGCTCCTGCACCCATCTTTAGTCTGTCTCCATACACTACGTTTGAGTTTGCTCTTCTGTAAGCAAGACCCTTAACTAAAATGTCTGGATAACCACCTGAAGCTGTTGTTGTTACACATACACCTATTGGTGCTGCACAAGATGCCTTTGCTGGTATAACTAATGTTTTACTTCCAGCTACCCACATTCCACCAGATATAATTGCATCACATTTTAATGGTGATGAAATTACTACTCCTGTATAGAATGGTGAGCCTCCACTGAACTTCTCTCTCTGAGCATTTACTATTCCGCCTGGAACATTTATTCCACCAGCTGCTGTCAAACTTCCTGCTGATAGATTAATGTTCTTTGTTGAAGTTAGGTCTGCTGTTAATGCTAATCCTGCACCAACTATGCTTCCAGTTACACTTAAGTTTGATGATGTTTTTAGTATTCCAGTTGCTACAACTGAACCAGCACAATTTACATTATTTATATAAGATGTTGCTGTTCCAGATATTACTGGTACAATTAAACTTCCTGTTAGTGTTGTGTTTACTGTTGTTTCGCTTGTCTCAGACGAGGAGGTTATTGTTGCTGCAGCTATTGTTCCGCTTGTACAACTAAATTCGTACGTTGATAATCCATCTTTTAAATTTCCCATCTTTATCTCCTCCTTATATTAACTCAATCCTAAGATGTTGTTATCTTATAGATTGCTGCTGTTCTCAAATAACTTACCTTTATTCTCTGAGTTACTACTGCTCCAGACAAATCGAAAGTCTTGTCGTCATAGTTTTCAACAGTAACTGGTCTCTTTTCTGCTATTACGAATGCGTGGTCCTTATCAATTATATATGCATATTTTGCATATGTGCTTGATGGTGCTACGTTTGTGCTGAACTGCCAACACTTCATTCCGAATAGTGTTCCAAGGTATCCTGTTTCTAACATTTCTCTTGTTCCTAATTTGTTAGCTTCTACGAATGTATCTATGTTTCTCAAATCAGATAGACATTCATAACCCATTATTAAATCGGTTGCTTTGTAATCGTTGTTTTCTAATCCCAACATTGCTGTTGTTATGTCAGATATTGCTAATGTTGCTCCACCTGATTGTGTGCTTGCTGCATTGTCAAGAGCGTCTGCAATTATTAGATTGTCTTCATTTTCAGCCATCTCTCTTCCTGCATACATTAATGCATTTTCAAGCATGTTCCACTTACCATCTTCCATCATTTCTTTTGTGATAGCAATTCTAACTGCATATTTTAGTGGTTTTAGATTTATACTTGTATAAGCTGGTGCATCAAGGGGTATTGCTGCTCCTTCTGCAACTGCGAATACTCTCATTGAGTCTGGTGTTACAAGGTTTACATCTACTGATGAACCTGGTATTCCATCTGGACCAATTACATATGCTGCTAATTGTCTACCGATTAATCTTTTCTTCACTGATTCAATCAAAGTATCAAAAATCTTCTTTTCGATAAGCAGTGAACCTTCTGTTCCAGCCGAAGTTGTTAATAATTCTCTTATTGTTTCTGGCATTTTTTTCTCCTCCTTATAAGTTCAAGTGCAATAGGTTGAATGCATTTGCTCCTGAAGTGCATGACTGTCCGATAAACATACCTATTACATCGAGTCCTGTATTTACTGAACCTGTTAATGCGTTAGCTGCACAGCCTTCTCCTGCTGTTGCATATGTTGCTGCTGCATTGGTTGCTGTTGTTGCGTTTCCATTTGCTGGAACGACTAAGTCTCCTTTTCTTATCATTGCAACAAAATTCTTTGTTCCAGAGCCACAGTTCATCAAAGCCATACCTAATGGTCTTGTTGTTCCGCTTCCACCTGGTGTTACATTTATAACATTATTGTCAAATGTTACTACTCCGCCTGACAAACTTACTGATGTTGCTCCTGCTATTGAACCTGGAATCATCCACCATCCACCAGAACAAGCTCCGTATACTCGTCCAGTTATAATGTCTGTTGGCTTATCATTTACTATTCCTATATATCCTGCTGATGTACTTGCCATATTTCATTACCTCCTTATATATAATACATACTTACGCCATTTCTTGTATATTCTTTGCAGAATTTCTTTCCTTTCTCATCAACGTAAATTGTTTTGTTTCCTAATTTTTGTACAGATTCTTTTGTTTCTGTACTTTCGCTAACCTTTCCTTTAGGTTTAGCTGATTCAGTTGCTGGTGCCTCTTTTGGCTCTTCTGCCTTTGGTCCAAGCATCTGTACTATCTGTTCCAATTTTGCCATTATCATCTGTACTGGGTCCTGTTGTGCAGGAGCTGGTGCAGGTGCTGCTGGTGCTGGAACTTCTTCTTTTATTAAATTCATTTTATTCTCCTCCTGTTTAAATTTCTCTGTTGCTTTAAATTCTACTTTTACCATATCTGGTAGTGATGTCCATCCTCTTCCCGCCATACTTTCTGGGAATCCTAAATTTCCTAACCAATCTACTTTATCATCAGTAGACATATTCGTCCATTTCTTATTTGCTTGGTCATCACTTAAAACTTCTTTAACATTAACTTTTGCTTTTTCATACATATTTCTTACATCATTAATATATGAAATCATTTCAGAATCGGATATTTCCATTTCCTTCATTTCATCTCTCATAAAACTATCTGCTTTTACTATTTGTAATATCTGTTGTGGTGTCTTATCTTTATTTGCTAATACTATTCCATCTAATATATCTGAAGCATCTCCACTTAATAATCCCATGCCTCCTTCTTTTAGATTTGTCTTTACTGATTCGCTTTGTGATATAGATGTTCCACATACTCCTGCTATTGGCACTAAGCTTAATTCCTGAAAAGTAATTCCTCTTGCTTCCATTATGTCTGACTCATCTGACTCTTTGACTAACTGGTCTACTATTGCTCCTATACTTACTTCTTTGATTAAACCTTTTTTTATTTTTTCTTCCATTAAGGTATCGTCAATAAATCCTTCTCCTGTAATAGATTTGTTAGTATCGTTATACATTGTTATGTTTGTTCGTCCAACAACGTTATCACATTTAGCATCATGGTCTTTTAGAATTGGTTTGTCTGCCATGCTTCCATGTGATTTCTTTAATTCATTTGCTGTATACTTAATATTGTTTTTGCTTGTTCCTTCCCTTACTGCTGTAAATTGAACTGGTATCATATTAATCACTCTTTTATTTTTATTGTTGCTCCTTCTATTATCATTTTTACATTCTCAGCAACTATTATCTTTCCATCTTCTGTTAATTTCTTTTTCTGCATTCTACTTCACCTCAATATATTCACTGTGTGGTCTTGTTCTGTGTGTTGATTCATCGTCTCCAAAATCATTTTTCGTATGAACCTTGACTTTATCTATTGCCCATGCCTCAGTTCCAAATGCATTGTTTTCTATTCCTGCAAAACAAACCTGCATTTTATTTCTTGTGCCTGTGTTTCCATTACTATCTGTCCAGTTTCCAACTATTTTAACAGATTCATTTTTAAGAACTTCAACATCTCTATTGCAACTATGAACATAATCATCAGAATCAGAAGCGTATCTCATTCTACAACGTGGACAAACATGTACAGACATAATTTTTAAACACATTCTGGTATATAAAAAGATTCCATTTTTATTAATAAGGTACTTTAAAGATTAAATATACCAGCCCAAGAACATCGGCAGTTTGGATGCAGTGGAATTTTACCTCTTGCATCATGTATATTGAATATTCTACCATTTAAATCGTTGCATGTCGGACATAACTTGTTATCTCCTATTGCTACAAATCTTACTGTACTTATTCCATCTTCAATACATCTGTCTAAATAAGCTTCTGCACTTGCTTTTACTGTTTCTGTTCTTGCTATTACCATTGCTCTGTCTTTATCTTCTACTACTGGTTCTATGTTTCTTGCAAACTGGTTAAGTGTTGAACCTTTCTGGAATGCATCTATCAGTGCATCTCTTACTTTATTTAATTTAGTATCACTTAAGTCTACTATATCTGGTGATTTCTTAAACTCATCTTCCTTTGGATTAAATCGTTTCTTAAGATAATTTATAATCTGTGGTAATAATCCAGCATTCTTTCTATTTGTCCATTCATCTATTGTATAATCTTCTTTTACTTCTTCGTGTATCTCACAGCTACAATCTGATTTTATAAATGGATTAGGTTTTGGTTTTGGTTCAAATGGATTATTCTGTTTAGGTGCGAAAGGATTAACTTTCTGCTCAAATGGATTCTTAGGAGCAAAAGGATTTGTATTAGTCATTGGGTTGTTATCAACTATTGGCTGTGGTGCAAATGGATTGTTCTGGACTTCTAAATCTATTTCAAGTAATCTTGATATCTTTCTTAGAACTGGATTTTTAAATTCTGGTATATTTACTAATGCTGTTAATTGCATTACATCCTTCCATTTATCATTTTGTGTTTGTGGCTCAAATTCAAACTCAACTGTTCCAACCAATCCCTGTGCATTAAAGTATGGTGTTAATATTTCTTCCTCTACTACTGCTTCAATTAATAATCTTATGCTATGTACTCTTCTATCAAATGCTTCTAACTGAACACTTGCTAATCCTTCTGGTATTGAGCCCTGTCCTAATAATACTAAAGGAACTTCTGTTCCATATACAATCTGATTTTCAATATGTTTGTTAATCTCTTCAAAGTTTGGTAATTTACTTGCTACATCCAATACACTCATTTCTACATTGTGTGATGTTACAAATTCTGTTCTTTCGTTTATATATTGTAAATCGTTAGCAAATGCTGTTATGTCATCATCCTTTGCTGGTTGCTGTTCATTTCCAAGTTTAGCCCAGTAAGGTGCATTGGCCTTTCTTTCCATTAACTTAACCATTATCTTTTCCATGTTTAGCTTATGTTCTATTGTTTTTAGAATTGGTGCAATAATAGAATATCCATAAGCAGAATCTCCTACTACATTATATTTAAAGTGAACCATTTCGTGTGTTTTAAAGTCTACTGGTTTGCCGATATTTGACATGACCTGAGTATATCCTTCTACCTTACCATATTCATCTCTCTTTACAAACATATACTTTGGACTTAAACATTTAAAGTCGTCAAAGTTTCCAACCTTTTCAACAAACGCATTTCCATATATCATTAAATCTTTTGCTATTGTCTTAATTAATAAATCAAATCCTATTCTATTAAGAAATTCCTGTCCGCTTATTTCTATTTGTGGATTATCTGATTTAATATGAAAGTCTGAACTTGTAATCTGGTCTACTGTTTTATTAATTGCAGAGTGTATAATCGGCACTTGTTTATACGCTCTTTCAACCAGCTCCATATCAAATGGATGGTCTTCGCCATATTGTTTTTTCCAGAACGATTTGGCTGACTCTACTTTACCTTTTCCATAACTACCTCTATTTCCCCAGAATATATTAGCGGTCTGAGTAATTGGCTTCCTCAGCCACGCATCAAATATCGACATCATAACGCCCCAAAAAATCTTTGGGATAAATATAAGGAATGGGCTTACAAATAATTTGTAGCCCCTCTTAGGGTTTCCTTTAATTTTTAAACATACTCTGGTATATAAAAAGGTTTCATTATTTGGAATAAAGTACCTTAATGCTTTCTACCGAATCCTACTAAGAATCTTGTCTGTGTTTTAGTAAAGTACATTGCTGCTAAACCTAAACTCATAACACAATCATCATGTAATCCTTCTGGTGCTCCATATCTTACATTACCAGCTTCAGTAATTTCATAACCATATGCTTCTAACTCACTAATTAATATCTCTATATTTGGAAAGCTTATCTCTTGCTTGTCTATCATTATACTTAGATTCTGAACTAAATTCTTTTTTGTTTCATTTGTAAAGTTATATGGTATTATTGGTAATCCTGCTCTTACTAAGTCATCATTAATTGGGTCGCCTACACCAGTTGAATCAAGTATTACCATTTGTGGTTTCCATTTTAAATAAACTTGATTAATTCTTTCTTTCTGAAAGTTCCAATCTATCTGGTTAAATCTATCCATGTATACTAAATGTCCATAATTATCTAATACTGTTATTACTGTGAAGTCCTGATACTTGGCTAAATCTACACCCATTACATATCGCTTATCATTATTTGGTTCTTCAAACTCTCCTTTAATGCATCTTCTAACCCGTCTAAATATAGCACCCATATCATCAAGAAACTCAGCATATATTTCCTGCCTAACTGTTAATTCTGGTAGTGAGTTAATCATCATCTTAATTTCATCTGCTTGAATTTTCTTATTAAACTCAGTAGAAAATGTAAATGATTCTATGTTATGCTCCTTGTTTATACCCTGACAGTATAATTTATAAAACCAGTTCTTTCCTTTAGGTGTTCCGATTATAATAGCATGGCCATTTCTATCTACCAGTGTTGGTCTTAATACATCACTCCATACTTTGTCTTTTACATATCCAGCTTCATCTACTATTAATAAATCTAACGAATAACCTCTAAGTGTATCTGGCCTATCTGCTGATTTAAATTCTACCCTCGAACCATTATCAAATTCAATATGTGGATTAGTTCCTGCTTCACTTGTTTTCTTTACTAACCCAGCACCTAAGTTTCGTATAGTTCTTAATCCTATATCTATTGCCTGAGAATAAGTTGGTGCTACCCACCAGATTAAAGACTTCGGATGTTCATAGGCAAATATAATTACAGCCATCGCACAGCCATAAGATTTACCGCTCCGTCTCCCTGCTGGAACTATTCTGAACCTTGCCTTTGATTGTAAGAATTGGTCCTGATACCATTGTGGCGTCAGTTTCAGCTCGCTCATGTATAACCCTCACTGCTGTTATTTTATTATCTATTGATAAGTTATTTTGTGTCATGTTTAATGTTTGCTTACCAATACCAAGTATTAATAATTTCTTATCTTGAACTCTTATTACTGTATCAAGCCATTTAACACTACCATCTGTTTTAAACTTTCTCCAGCTCTCTTCTTCTACCTTATCCAGATTAGCACTTATCATGGCTAACTTGTCATCATGCTTAGATAGTTCTTTGACTTGTTCTTTTAGTTTCTTTCTAATCATTCTGGCTACTGTTTCCCTCGATACTCCTATCTGTTGTGCTATGATATTAGTTTTAAATCCAAGCAGTCTTAACTCCCAACATTTTTCTGAATTAATCTCCATTTCGTCATTATATGTCATATTACCCACATATCATTCATTCAGTTATCTTTACTCCTTGTTTACCTGTTAGATTCTCCCATCGTTCTATTATTACACTTACATATTTTGGGTCTAATTCCATCATCATACACTTTCTTTTAGTCTTTTCACATGCTATTAGAGTACTACCTGAGCCACCGAATGTGTCTAATACTATGTTTCCTTCCAGACTACTGTTGTTTATTGCTCTTATCATTAGTTCTATTGGCTTCATTGTTGGGTGTAATTTACACTTTTCTGCTTTGTCTATATTCCATATACTTTTTTCGTTTGTTCCGTAAAATCTTCTATTTTTTCCAATCCACCCATATAAAATTGGTTCGTGTTGATATGAATAATCTAATCTTCCCATTGAAAATGTTGGAGAAGATTTTACCCATATAAGCTCATGTCTACATTTCATAGAACCTTTCATCATCATCATCATCATCATCATCATCTGGTCTCCGCCTTGTGGTGCTGTTACATAATATCCACTTCCTTCCTTTAAACACCTTGACATATTTTCAAATGCTGGTTTCCATATTGATTCAGAAATAACATCAACAGATAGGTCATCTCCGATAATATCATCGGTATTGCGGTCAGCAATACCGATGCTTTGTAAATCTCTATTCTTCTTACCGATTGAAACCGAATATGGTGGGTCTGTGAATATCATATCTGCTTTGTTTCCGTTCATTAGTTTGCTTACATCTTCACTTGAAGTTGCATCGCCACACATTAATCTGTGCTCACCCAACTGCCATATCTCTCCTCGTTCTATTTTATATTTGGGCTCTTTAAGTGCCTGTTCTGTATCGAAGTTATCTTCCAGTTGTATCATATCCTCTGCACCTATCTTTTTAAGAATATTCCTTAATTCACTATCGTCTTTCTGAATGAATCGCTTTAAGTCTTCCTGCATTCCTGCTTCGATTAACTTTTTGAACTCTTCTGCATCTAAGCTTGGGTCATGTTCTCCTTTTAACTTATTAAGAATTTGTCTTAGTAATTTTCTATCTCCAGTACTCATGTCTAATTGTATTGCTGGTATTTGTTTCATTCCGAATTTTTTATATATATTTAATCTATGTTCTCCATCTGCTATTACAAAGTTATGGTCTATTACTATTGGTGTTAGGTATCCGAATCTATTCATGCTTTCTTCAAGTGCTTGTTCTTGTGCTTTTGTCATTACATTTGGATTATCTCCATCGGTTTTTATAGAATCAATATCTATCATTTTTACTTCGTGTACTATCATATAAACTCCTCTGCCTCTTGTTTTTGTTTTTCATCATTTACTGGAAACCAGTATCCCTTGTGTTTAAGACACTTCAATTTTATTTTTGGGAATACTTCTTTCTCCAAGCTCCCTTTCTCTGGCAGTAATCCAGTCATTTCCCGTGTAAGCAAGTACCAACCAATACTGCACCATCCTCTCATCAGTGGTTTTTCTTCGAATCGTAATATCTCATCACCTCTTGTTCTTACTATTCCAAATGGACTTCTGAATCTTCCTAATACTATTGTTGGTTTGGTTGCTCTTTTTAGTTTGTTTAGATTAACATTAGCCAAATCATCTACATTTATTACCAGAAAAGTTCCATTCTTAATATATTTCATTGCATTTCTTATTGCTCCACCTGTTCCAAGTGGTTCTATTTCTTCTGATATTATACAATCTTTAAACCTTTCTTTAATCATATCTGACTTATATCCAGTTGCTAAAACAATGTTATCTACATATGGTTTTATATATTCTATTTGTCTTTGTAATAAGCTCTTGCCGTTTACTTCTACTAATGCTTTGGGGATATCTTGGGACATTCTTTTTCCTTGTCCACCACAGAGTATGAGTGCGTCCATGTTAATACCTCCTTGAATATTTTTTCTGTATCTTTTGGGCTGTCTACTTTTTGTACCTGAACTACTCCAGCCACTGAATAATCGTTTCCACCTTTGAATAACCCATCTCCTATGAATAAGCAATCTTCTTTATCAAAGTTATTTATTCTTATAAACTCCTTTATGCCGAATCCTTTATTCATTCCTTTCTTGGTTATATCTATGCTTGTTGTTCCGCCTATTGTTATTTCGAATCCTTTTAGTTTCTTTTTTAGATAATTTACGAACTTCTTTCTTTTCTTTTTGTTTTTATCATAAGCTTCCTTATCCTTTTGTGGTGCATTTCTACCTAAACAGCTTAATGTTATCTGGCTTCCTCTGTCTTGAATCTGTTCTGACTCGGGCTTAATCTTATATTCATTCATTAGTTCGTCTATTGCCTTTAATATTTTATCCTTGTCTTCTAATTCTATCTCATATACTTTTTCCAGAGTTTTCCCGTTATATTTATAATACTTTGTTCCAGAGTTAGCCAATACATGAACTGGAACATTAAGCTGGTCTAACACTTGCTCCTTGATATGGCTTAGATTAGAACCACCTATTACTGCAAACTCTGCTTTGGTTGTTATCTTTGTGATATATCTCGCCATTCTCTTGCTTAATTTCTGACATGACTCTGTAAGCGTATTGTCCATATCACAAATCAATATTCTCATTCTATCACTTCTATATGAAAATATGTTTTATCATCTTGGTTGATAATCCAGAGTATATGCCTTTTATATTTAGTTCTAAGATAATCGAATGTATCTCTTAGTTTAAGTGCATTTTTTATTTCTATTACTGGCTTACCACACTTGCATTCGAACAGAATATAATCTTCTGTATCTTCTAATGTCTTTGAGTTTTCAACAGTATGCATTATTTATTCCTCGCATCATTAGATAGTATCTTAAATCTTTTTTCCTCCTGTAACTGTTTCTCTGCTTCTACTATTTTTAGCTTTGTCATTGGTACATGAGTTTCTGCACTACATCTTGGACATACAAATTTATCTATTGGTGCTATTTCATGCACTGTTCCACAAACACATTTAATTTTTACTTTTAACATCAATATCACGCTCATGTTTTATATCTGTCTTATGTCCATCTGGGCAATAATATCCATAGTATTCTTCGATAATCTTTTTCTTATGGTCTCTATTTGTTATAAATGGATTGCCTTCCTGAGCAATGAATTTCATTTTCATATATTCTTCTTTTGGTTTTATTACTCCCTTTTCATAATCTAACTTAATACAAGTTCTGCATATTGGTTTTTTTGTTTCCTGCATAACTTTATGTGCCCATCTTGTCCAGTCATCAAATTCCTTTAATCTCTTTTTTACTGAGCCTAATTCAAACGCTTCTTCTGCCACCGTAATTCCACCTCTTTTGATTTTGGATTGTTTAGAAGTTCTAATGCTGTAAATGTATCTCTAATCTTATCGCATGCATCAGAAAAATCTATATCATGTATAGTCATTGATTTTGCTCGTTTTGTTTTGTGGTCGAATATCTTAATTGATATTCCAACCTTTCCACGATTTCTTCCAGAACGATTACCAATAACTACCATAAAAAAATATGTTTAAAGTACCTTATAAAGATTTCTATATTCAATTATTTATTAGTAATTTTCTGCCCAGTCTACTATCTTTGAATCTGTTATCAGTCCTTTTCTTACTAAGTGTCTTAATGCTTCTTCTTTGTGTTTACATGGAACATTCCAGCTCTCTGCTGGGCAGGTGCATATTGTCTTCTGTGTTGTTTTGTCGTATATAACTTCATGGTCTTTTGGCTTGGCCTGTATATTTACATAAATTCTTCTTGGTGTATCCTGAACATTTACTATCATACTTTTATCACTGTTCGTTTGTTTTCTACTGCTTGTTTTTCTCCATTGCATTCTTTACAAATCTTTTCTTTGCCCCAAAACATATGTGTCTTTTCATGACCACATACATCACATTTGAATAGTGTAGTCAATTTTTTCACCAAATATATTTTTACCAAGTTCCTCTAATTTTTTATTAATATCAATTGTTCTTCTTAAAAAATGAGTAAACCCCATTCTTCTATATTCATTTTCTGCAGACATATGACACGAATTACAAAGAGTTATTAAATTACTTAAGCTATTATCATTTGTTTTTCTATATGGAATTATGTGGTGTGCATGTAGTTTTGTTTCATCACATTTTTTAAAACACTTTCTACAAGAATACCCATCTCGTTCATATACAATTTTCCTAATATTATTCCAATTTTCTCCACGATAACCACTATGACCACCAACCCATTTCCAATGTTTGTCTCCACTTATCTGATTATATACCTTATCCTTATTCCACGGAATATGTCCTTTTTCGAAACTACATATGGGTTTATATCCTTTTTTGTTTCCAGTTAGCGAATATCTACATTTTTTAGAACATGTTTTATAATATTTTCTCTGGGCAGTTGTATTAAATTCTAATCCGCATGCAACACATTTTTTAACAACTGGCTGACCACGAATATGATATTTGCTCATATTGTTTATCTTGTTTTTTAGCTTACCCATTTATTCTAACCTCCTTTATTATTTTACCTGATTTGTCTATAATTATCCACCTTCCTTCAAATTCATTGATTTCTCCATCATAATCATAGGAAACATTTGGAACGAGTTCGACTTCTTCAAGTGGTAGTTTTATTCCCTGCGTCTTTGCAAGTTTTTCCTGGGATATTTCAAGTTTATCTAATAATTCTTCATCTTTTGGTTCTTTCAAATCGTTTATAATAACTAAATCAAATTCGCGGTCTTTTCCATCATCTGATATTGCTCTATCTATATGTATTGTTTGTTTTCTCAATTCTTCTGGTATTATAGTTTCTTTACAATATTTTACCGAGCATATTCCTGTTGGTTTTTTCAAATCGTCTTTTATTTCTCTCCACTTTTCATCTTCAAATTTGGCTTCTTTTATGATTTGGTTTATTCGGTTGCGTTCTTCGAGTTTGGCTTGGTCTACTGCTTCTATAAACCAATTAGCTTCATTGATTTCTTTATCTGTTGCAGTATCTATCTTTTTGTCAAGTGCTTTCGTTAATCTTTGTGCTATTTCATTAGTTGCGTCGTCCTGACCTGCTCTGAAAGCACATTTTCTGCATCCATGATTAGTCATTTGGTTGCAATTCTTACAGAACTCAAGTCTTGGTTCTGGTGTTATTGTTATCAACTTGTTTTCTTTCATTTACATCGCCTCAAGCTGTTTGATTAGTTGCTGTTAAATTCATCTGGCAACTTTCAAATGCTTTTTTTACTCCTTTACACTGGTAGCACACAAATTCAACCTTTCGTTTTGGTGGTTGTTTCTTGAATTCTTCTTCAAGTTTCGTTAGTGTTGTATCTGGTTTAAATCCGTGTGGACTATCTGCCTCATATTTCTTTAATCTTACCCATAGGTCTGGATAATTTTTCCATAGGACATATAAACATGACTTACTCTGATAAGGACAGTGCCAACAACCCAATCTTGCTACATTCAAATATAATGGATTAAGCAAACCTTTCTTATTCAGGTAATTTACGCAATCCTGTTCTGTCCATTTCCATTCGTTCAGTGGATATTTTATTCTTGGGTCATTCTTAATTCTATTCTGTTCATCATAAGCAATACCAACATAAACTACATCAAACTCTTGCTGTTTCTTCTGCAATGGTTTTAATTTAACTTCTCGCATAAACCAACATTGACATATGACATAAGGAAACCCACGTATTCTA